CGAGCGCGTGTGCGCGAGCGCCGGGAATCGCCAGCCATAGCCGTCGCGCATGCACCCACCACCTGATCATGTCCTCGGTGAGTCGCGGACGGGCGAGTGCGATCTCGCGAATACGATCCCGCCAGCGCGGCAGTGCGAGCAGCGGCCCCATCACCTCGTGATCGTCCCATCGGCGGCGCGCTTCGTTGAGCGCATCGTCGAGCTGACCCTGCATGCGCTCGATTGCGTCCAGCCGCTGCATCCAGTGCATCGGCAGTCGCCAGATACGATCGCCGATCCGCATCACTTCCAGATCGCCCTGGTCCTGCCAGTCGAATTCCACCGGCACGCCGGAGGATGCCGCGCGCACGACGAACGGACGCTGCAAGTCCAGCGTCAGACAGAGCTGCCAGCGCAGGCGATCGCCTCGACGACGCCACACGAGCTGCGCGGCCTTCACGCGCGCCTGTGGCGGCATCGGACGATGTAGCCAGACGGGTAGCACGATGTGATTCCCAGCCGCATCCACGCGCATCGACACTCGCGCCTGCCCGCGCGCATCAGGCTGCGTGATCTGCAGGTGCGCGAATGTCCCGTCCATCAGCTCGACGGGTGCGGCACCGAGTCCTGAGCGCGTGCGCTGGATCTGCACCGTCAGCACGCCGTCGTCGCGCTCCGGGTCGTACGGACGCAGGCGACGCCCCTTGAGTCTCGCAACGCGCCGGCCGGTATCGTAGGACTGCAGCACGCGATTGGAGTTGCCCCAGTACAGGCGCTCACCATCTGGAGCGTCCGTCGTCACCGCCTTTCGCGCGTCGGTGACGCGCGCGATGCGCTCGCGGTCGAGAGCGCGCACGATGTCGCGCGCCGTCTTGCGCCATGCCGCGAGGCGCTGGCGCTGCTCGCGGTAGAGCCTGCGGCGCTCTGCTCGCGCGCCCTTGTCGCCCGGATGCTCCGCGAGGTGCGCAGAGAGCTCGGCAATGCGTGTCATCACCGCGTCCAGCTCAGGGTCATCGGACCGTGCGCGCGCGAGCATCTGCCGCTCGATATCATGGTCTATCGCGACGAGCGCATCCCAGAATCGCGCGCAGCGCGCATGCTCGGCGAGCGCGTGATCCAATCCGCTCACCGGCTGCCCGCAGCCGAAGGCGTAAACCACGATACTCATAGGCTCATTGCTCCTCTGCTGGAGGGTCCGCGCATGCACCAGCGAGGATCCGCCGCGCGGCCTCCCGGATCTTGAGGGTGCTCATGGGCGCCCCTTGCGCGGTTGCGCTCGCTTTGGAGCACGCCTAGTGCTATACTGCGAAGCAAAGGTTCCTTCCGGGTGACAAGTGGCCAAGGGACACTGCCCGCCAGTGACGGGGTAGCCCGGAGGGTCATTTTTGTGCTATCGTGACGTTGGGAACGGGAATGCCCGTTCGGCGGTCGTCGCCTGGTGTAACCGGGGGCGGCCGTTTTCATTTGGCCTCCTCGGTTGCTCCGCCGCACGCCCTTGTCGCCTGGATGCTCCGCGAGCGCGTGCTTGAGCCCGCTGATCGGCTGTCCGCAGCCGTATGCGTACACGACGGCACTATTCACCGGCTCGACCCGCCCCGCCGGACACGATCCGCCGCGCGGCCTCACGGATCGCGGGGTGTAACTCGCGCGGCGCGTAGATCCCGCGCACCTCGCTGCGGCCTGCCGCTCTTTGTCTCTGGCGATACCGCCGCTGCCGCTCGGCGGTGCCGCTCGGAGAGCCCGCGCGCGGAGTACGCGAGGCCGTGGATGGCGCGTGTGAGCTGCTGTCTCTCGGTGGGTGTCGTCGGGTCACAATACCTCTCTATCAGGTCTGCTAGTTGCCGGAATCGCCGCGCTGCGCGCCGATACGAGATCGGCCGCAGCGGGCGGGTGGTGGGGCGGAATTGAGGGCGGGTCATATGCTCGGCGCTCTCCCAGCGAATCCATCGCGATACCCGCGCCCGCGGTCTGCGCGCGTCCTGTCTGGCGCGTCAGCCATCGCCATCCACTGCGCGTGCTCCTCGTCCGTGCCGAACCGATCTCCGTGATAGTGTCGGCGCAGACCTCGCTGATAGCCGGTCCAGTAATCGGCGTGTTCGGCATCCAGGTGTGCGAGCGTCCTGGCTCGCAGCATCATCGACTGGAATGTGCGCTCGTCCATTACGCGGCCTCCTGAGTATCGAGCAGATTCTCGACCTGCTCGCGGGTCAGCTCCTCGCTCGTGCCGTCCTCGCGCAGCAGGATGAATCCAGACCATTGCCAGTTGCGCGCCGTCGATCCGACGCAGAAATCCCGAAACTCGTAGATCCCTGGAGCAGTTACGTCGAACCGAATCGTCCCGCTTCTGCCGGAGCGGGACAGGCCGGACATGTCTCGCTGGCAGAATTCCCTTTTGAATCCGTACTTCGGGTCGCGGCTCGTGATACGGGCGATCCATGCAGTTCGCCCGAACCCGCCGCCGCGCACGTCAGTGTAGGTGTTGCCGATGCTGATCTGGCTCATGGTTCACGTCTCCTCCCGGTACTCACCCCGGGGTTAGTTACTCGCCCCGGCCGCGAGGGCCGGGGCATGTGGATGGGATTGAGGGCGGGTCACTCGTCTATCTCGTAAACCTCGTATCCCGGGTTCCCCATCGGCCAGTTGCCGGAGCTGGAGAGCACGGCGGCCCAGGCCTCCGCTTCGGTGCGATCCGTGAATTCCTCAGGACACGCCCCGTACACGGTAACGTAGTCGGCACCCTCAAGGCCGTTGAGGTTAATCACTCGGACGACATACTTGTTCATGAGCATTCCTCCTCGTTCTGCCGGTACTCCCCCCGGCGTTGGGGCCGTGATCCCTATCGATCACGGGTGCCAGTATACAGCGTTACGCGGTCACGTCAAGCCCTGCACTGTGAGGCGCGTCACAGTTCTGCATGATGCACTGCGGCATCCGTAGCGGTCTCGCCAATCTCCGCGCGGCAGCCGTCGTGAGCGCGGATCGGCTTCGCCCGCTTGGCCGCTTCCTCGAGCGTTATCGCCCTCGGCGCCCAGAAACGCCTCGCGCCCGAGACTTACGCGATCGCGCGAGCCGGCGGACGATCATTTCGGCGTAGGGCTGACAGATTGTCAGGGCCTTCATTCTCCCGTATGAGCTCGTCCACCAGCGCGATCCGCTCGCCGATCCATCGCATCACCGGGACGGCCATGCTGTTGCCCAGCGCCTTGTAGCGCGGGCCATCGGGGCAGAGCTCGGCTGGTTTGCCACGCCACGGAATGCGTGTGTAACCGCGCGGGAATCCTTGTAAAAACTCACATTCCTCGACAGTCAATCGGCGGACCGCGTAAGTTCGGTGTGCTGATTGCGTTTCACTACCAGAGGATCGCCCCACTTCTTGAACCGCTGATAGTGCTTGTCGCAGTAGCCAAGACCCTTCTGAGGCTTCCCGCAGATCGCGCACGAAGCGCGTGGCTTGTGCTCCCGGTTGTGACAGCTCCGACAGATACGCTCCAAGTTCTCTGGTGAGTTGTTCAGATGGTTCCCATCCTTGTGGTGGACATCCATCGCATTCAGTTTCCCGCAGCGACTGCAAGAGCCAGGCGGAACTATCTTCCTGGCGTGATAGTGCGCAGTAGACCACCCAACTTCTGGAGAATGTCGCGCATCGAAAGCCTGTGCCATGCAGACTTGATTGCAATACTTGCGCTGGCTGAAGTGCAGCAAGGATTCCAAGACTCCAGACGCAAAACGCTTCCTCTCCAATTGCTTCCCGCAATATTCGCAATGCTTCAATGGGTCTGGTTTTCTCGGCATTGGCATGTTGTTTAACTCCTATCTGGCTTTGATTCACCAGCACATACGGCTTGTCCCCGCCGCCCGAAGATGCCCGCAGACAGTTACCCACCTCGTCGCCAAGCTCTGCTGTTGCGCCACCGTCGCGGCCACGCAGCGACACGGCCACCGCAGGCGTCTGCCCAACGTGCAGCGATCCGGTGACGCCAGCTTTCGGGTCATAGCCGAGGCTTGTCTGCGTGCCGCCCCCGAAAGTAGGAATCAGCGTCTCCGTCTCCGGGTCGAACCGCTGCCCCGTTCCCGTCGTCAGGCATTGCGCCGCGGCGGGCAGGGTGCTGGCGACCTGGGCAGGCCAGTCGCGGATCAGCCCTCCGTCGCAGTCGAAGTCTGTCCCGAGGCCGCCGCCTCCAGTGCTGCGGCTAGGGATGGTGGGAGCGACTTCCCCCGTTTCTCGGCTCGGCGCAGGATCCCCGCGCAAGCTCGCGCGCTCAAAAAGTACCGCTGCGGCACTGGCCCATCCTCGAGAACTTGCGACAACGAACACACGGCGGCGTCGCTGGGCCACTCCGAAGTATTGAGCGTCAAGCACTCGGTAGGCGAACCCATACCCGAGTTCCGCCAGCCCCCCGAGGAAGGTTCCAAAATCCCGTCCGCCGTTACTCGACAGGACGCCGGGGACGTTCTCCCAAACCAGCCAGCGGGGGCGATAGCGTTCAGCAATGGCAAGATAGGTAAGCGCGAGGTTGCCACGCGGGTCATCCAGGCCCTTTCGGAGTCCTGCGACGCTGAACGATTGGCACGGGGTTCCGCCGACGAGAAGATCGATGTCTGCATCAGGCCATTCTCTGAACTTGGTCATGTCGCCGAGGTTCGGCGTCTCCGGGTAGTGGTGCGCGAGCACGGCGGACGGGAAGGCGTCGATCTCGCTGTAGAAGGCCGCACGCCACCCGAGCGGATGCCATGCCACCGTCGCCGCCTCAATTCCGCTGCACACGCTGCCGAATCTCATGGAGTCGCTGAGGGAGAGTCCGCGGAGCGATCAAGCCGCCGGTAGTAGTAATACCGATAGGTGCTGTCGAAGCCGTCCTCAATGCTCCCAATACAGTGACCGACCCGGAACGCATCCGGGTCAATTGGGTTGTACCCGCCGTCACGGGTCTTGACGCACAGATCGCCGATCTGCGCACCGACCTGCTCTTCCTCTTCCTCGATTCGATCGACGATCCACCAGCCTCGAGGGCGATGGCCGATCGCATCGGGGTCAACGCCGAATGCCGCGATCACTTCGTCTTTAGTCATCGCTGTCACACCTCACTCATCGCTGCGGCCCTCCGCGCGGGTGAGGCGGGCAGATATCGCCGGCATCGAGCCAGATGCCTCCGCCCTGAGAGAGCACGGCGCGCAGGAACGACCAAAGTTCGCCATCATTCATGGAGATACGGCCT